GCAACGATTTTGCCCGCCACTCGTCCCAGCGCAACCTTGCAAAGCGGGCGCCCGGCTCGTGCTGGCCCGCGATCGGACCATGAGACCTCGATTCGCGAGCAAGGCTCTTCATCATAATCCGCGAACAGGGCTTCGACCGTCTCGCCGAGAAACGCGGCTTCATCAAACGGGCCGAAGTCGAGCAGCTCATCGAGTCCCGCGCGCAGGGCGTCGTCAAAGAACAGGAACTGATGACCCGCTATCCCGATCTGCGGAACCGCACTTCGGAATTCTTTAAGACGACCGCGGCGCATTACGGCGCTCTGGTCAAAGGCGGCACGCCCCCCACTCTCGCTATGGAACTGGCATCGGAAAAAGCCGAACTCGATTTTATGCGCGCCGGCAAGCTCTCTCCCGACGGCGGTAACAAGGGCGATCGGGAGAGGGACCGGCTGGCGCGCATCAACGCCCAGTCGGGAGGCGGCGGCCCACGCCGCCCGGCCGCGGACGAAACCGACGACGATCAGCTCACCGCCGAACAGAAGCAAATCGCCCGCGGCATGGGCATCACCGAGGAAGCCTATCTCAAGCGCGCCAAGGCCGGCGTACGAATGGGCGGAGGCAGGACCAACGCGCGATGAGCACTCCGAAGAAAAAGGTGATGGACCCCGCCGAGGCCGCCAATAAACAAATCCTCGCCGACATCGCCCGCCGCAACGAACAGAAGGAAGCCGAAAAAGCGCTGGCGGCCGACATCGGCCTCGATCTCAAGCCCGAACGACCGGAAGCCAAAAACGCCTTTGAATTTCTGGCCGAGGAATGGGACCGCAAATCCTTCGGCGATCCGCCCGCGACTTACACCCGAATCGTTTACGGGCCTGACCCGCTCCTGAATTCCTGCCCGGACATGAAAAGCCAGATTGAATCACTGGGCCTCGAACGCTACGCCGAGGCCACCGCCGACGCGATCAAAGTTAAGCAGGAAAAGGCGGCCGTCGATCCGATCATGCAGCGCGGGCTGCGGGGCGCGATCGCCAGGTTCGGCGTCGCCTGCGTCGCCGACGCCTTCCGCAAGCGCATTCTGCAAATCCCGCAACGCACGGTTGAAGTCGAAGCCGATGGCGAAGATCCGCTGTTGCTGGCTAATCCGCTGGAAGAAGCGGTCATACGCTACGGCTCGCCCGGCATGGCGCCGAAGTTCCTGTCCGAGCGCTGTATCCAGCACTTCGGGCTGCGCGGGTACGTGGTCGTCAAAAACGAAAACGGCGATCCGGTGAAAGTGGGGACGCTCATCATGGGCGAGATCCCCGAACGAATCGCCGAGGCGCGGCGCCGGCATTACCTCGAGGAATCGAATGCCGCGCTCGCCGGCATCGAGGACGGTTTCCGCGGTTCGGTCGAGCGCGATCTTCGCGGCAAGGAAGGTTTCTCCGTGCTCCGCTCCGGGGAGAACATCAGCGCCCAGGCCGCGGGCGACTTCGCCGACGACCCGGCGCTGGCGGCGACGTACCTCGGACGCTCGCGCGCGACCGGGTTCCGTGTGGAAAGGCAGGCATAGGTAACTCTCTATGGCAAATCCCAACAATCCCTTCGGCTTCCGTCCCGTGATTCGCTCGGGCGGCTCGGCCTTCTGCATCACCGAATACGGCAAAGCCGCGGCGGATCCCAACCCGATCTACGCTTTTGACCTGGTTGCCCATCTGACTGGCGGCACGCCTCCCCCACTGCCCGAATCTCCCGACGCCTTCACGCTCTCGCGCATCCAGTCAGGCTCGCAGCTCACGCCGGGCACATCGCTCTGGCTCGGCGCAAGCCTTTCTTTCGGCGGGGCATCGCTGGCAACGGTCCACCCCGTCACCGACGAAATCGACGTCATCTACATCGCGCAGGTATCCACCACGGCGACCAACGCGATCGCGGCCGGCCTGAACGCGAATGTGCTCAACTCGGGAGGCAACGCGCTCACGAAGATGAGCCAGATGCAGATTAACGGCGGCGGCATCGCGGCGACGGCAGGCCTCGATCTGCGCCTCATTCGCATCGCCATGATAACCGGCAATTCGCCAGGCAACAACGCCGTCATGGAGTGCCTTATCTCAAAGCACGCCAACGCGCCGGGTGCGGCGGGCGCATAGGGGTCAATTATGTTCATCAGAACCTTATATCCGGACCTTTACCTGCAGTCGATGCTCCCCGCAATCGACGAAGTTGTGCAAACCAAGTACGCGCGCTTTCCCGAGGAATTCTCCGAAGTCTTCCGCATGGAAACGAGCGACCGCTCGATCGAGCAGACCACGGAAATCACCGGCTTCGGCCAGATGTCGGTCGTTCCGGAAGGCGAGGCGACGCGCTACGACGAAGCGCTGCCGGCGTTCAACAAGACCTACGTTCACGCTCAGTATTCGCTCGGCTTCAAGGTCACGCGAGTCGCGATGGACGACGACAAATTCGGCGTCGTGCGCAAGCTCTCGACCGAACTCGGCCGCTCGGCCGCCGAAACGAAAGAAGTCACCGCCGCCGCAGTGTTCAATAACGGCTTTACCAGCGCCAACGGGCCGGATGGTCAATCGCTGTTCTCGACCGCGCATCCCCTTGTAGGTGGAGGAACACAGAGTAACCGGCTGTCGTATCCGACCGATCCGGACGTAACGAGTATGCAGCTCGCGCTGGCCGCGATGCGCAAGACCGTCGATCACCGCGGCAAATTGCAGCGCATCCCGCCGCGCAAGGCGATCTTTCCGCCCGATCTGGAATTCGTCGCCGCGGAACTGCTCGGCGGCGTCGATCGTCCCGATACGGCGAACCGCACGATTAACGCCTTCCGGCGCCGTTCGGGAATGCCGTCGTTCGATACGTGGATGGTCTACGACTACCTTTCCGACCCACATGCCTGGTTCATTGAGGCCGACGCCGAAGATACGGAGCTTAGATGGTACTGGAGGGAGAGGTTCAACACGGTACACGATCTCGACTTCGATAGCAGAAGCACGAAAACTGCTGGCTGGCAGCGTTTTTCAGTGGGCTATAACGGCTGGTACGGGGTGTTCGGGGTGCCGTCGAGTTAGAACACTATGACGACGAAGAAAACCAGTTTCGGTCCGGTCGTTATCACGCTTCGCGGCGCGGGATCGAAAGGGCACGACCCGCAGACGGTCGGCTCGGGCAAAGACGTCGGGCTCGACGTGCAGGTTCCCACGACGCAGACGGCGAACGCGATCCAGGTATCGCAGCCTGATGGAACCGTCATCTGGTCGGTAGCGGATACGACGGGCGTCATCGCGGCGGGCGCGGTTCCGGTCACGGGCGGCAACTACATCATCACGGCGGGATCGGCGCAGGCGCTCACGCTCGCAGCTCCGGTGACGAACGGCACGACCATCACCATCACCAGCAACACGGCATTTGCCCATACGCTCACCGCAACCGGACTTTTGCAGACCGGATCGGCGGCGGTCAACGTGGCGACGTTCGCCGCGTTCGCGGGGGCGAGCCTTACGCTTGTCGCCTATAACGGCAAATGGCAAGTGCGCAGCCAGACCGGAATCAGCTTCACGTGACGTAAAGGAGCGCACAGGAGTCCACTCGGGACTCCGTTATGCGCGATAAAAAAATGTCGGCACCGCTCAAGCGCATTCCGGTCACGATTCCCAACGGGCAAAGCCTTTCAAACGCGGCACTCGTCGGCGACTACCGTATTTGCGGACTGGTATTTCCGGCAGTGTGGGCGGCGGCAGGCGTCTCCTGGCAGGCCTCGTTTGACGATGGCGCGACGTATTTCAACGTCCTGAACGATACCGGAACGGAAGTCGCATATCCGGCAGCCGGCGCCGCGGGCGCGTATCTGCAACTGGATTCGACGAAGTTCGTCGGCCTGACAAACGTGAAGCTCCGTTCGGGGAGCTCGGCCACGCCGGTGAATCAGGGCGCCAACTGCATCGTTTATATCGTCTGCGCGAAACTGAATCCGCTGTACTGAAAAGCCATGCCCATCGTTTCCATTCTCGTCACGCTGATCGTGATCGGCGTCATTATGTGGCTTGTGAACACCTACATCCCGATGCCGCAGCCGGTCAAAACCGTCATCAACATCGTGATCGTTCTCATGCTGTGTCTGTGGCTGTTGAACGTGTTCGGGCTGACTAATTACACTATTCCTGTCAGACGGTGAACCGATGAGCAGTTGGGGCAACCTGAGGATGTTGTTGCAAGTGTCATGCCCTGGCGTCTCGCTCGACCTCATCGACTCCTGGCTAAACGAAAGGTATCGCAGCGTACTTTCCGTAACGGATTGGGGGGGTCTCAAAGCACATACGATGCTGCAGACGAGCGCGGCCTGGCAGTCGCCCTCCAGCGAATCGGTGACGCTGACCGTGGGTTCACCCTCGGTCACGGGCGCCGGAACGAACTGGAGCGATCCAGGCGTCAGCGGGCGGCAGTTCTTCCGCGTGGGGGACCAGCCGGTCTACACCGTAACGGCGCTGAATTCACCAAGCAGCCTGA